CGAAGGCTGGGGCATTCCGATGCTCTGGCAGCACGACCAGCGCGAACCCATCGGTGTCTGGCGCGACATCTTCGAGGACGACCGCGGCCTGTTCGTGCGCGGGCAGCTGATCCTCGACGGCGATCCCGTCGCCCAGCGCGCCTATGGCAAGCTGAAGCACGGCGCGCTCGGGGGCCTCTCGATCGGCTATACCATCCCCAAGGGCGGTGCGGCTCCCGACCCCTACAAGGCCGGCGTCCTGCGCCTCAAGAAGATCGATCTTCGCGAAATCAGCCTCGTCACCATGCCCATGAACACCGAGGCCAAGGTGACAGCGGTCAAGACCCTCACCGACGGGCAGACCATGCCGTCGCTCTCCGATTTTGAGAATTTCCTGCGCGAGGCAGGGTTCTCGAAAAGCCAGGCCACCGCAATCGCGGGCAAAGGCCTCAAATCGCTGCTCCGGAGTGAGTCCGGCAGTGAGTCCAACACCGACTTTCTGTCGGCTCTTGCCGCGCAAATCCGCGGCTGACCCCACCTCCTACGGAGCAATCCCATGACCGAGACCAAGAGCGCCGATCAGTTGGCGCAAGAAGTGAAGGCTGCGTTCGATGCGCGCCATGACCAGGTAAAAGCCATCGCCGAAGAGGCGCTGGGCAAGGCAGCCAAGGGTGAAGAGCTCTCGGCCGCGACCAAGCAGCTGGCCGACGAGGCGCTGACCGCGCTCAATGAAGCCAAGGCCCGCCTCGACGAGGTCGAACAGAAGCTCGCCCGCAAGAAGCAGGACGACGAACGCTCCGACTATCGGACCATCGGTGAACGCGTCGTTTCGTCCGACACCATCAAGCCGTTCCTGAACAGCAAGACCGCCCGCGGCCGCGCCAGTGTCGAGGTCAAGGCGATCGTCTCTGCCCTCACGACCGATGCCAACGGCTCGGCCGGCGACCTGATCGTGCCCGATCGTCAGCCGGGGATCATCACCCCGGGACAGCGCCGCCTTACGGTTCGCGATCTGCTGACCCCGGGCCGCACCAACAGCAATGCTGTCCAGTATGTGAAGGAAACCGGCTTCACCAATGCCGCGGCCACCGTCTCGGAAACGGCCGGCGCCACCAAGCCGCAGACCGACATCAAGTTCGATGTCGTGACCAGCAGCGTCACCACGATCGCCCACTGGGTGCTGGCAACCCGCCAGATCCTCGACGACGTGCCCATGCTGCAGTCCTATATCGACGGGCGCCTGACCTATGGCCTGGCGCTCGTGGAAGAGAACCAGCTGCTAAACGGCGGCGGGACCGGCACCGATCTGCACGGCGTCTACACCCAGGCGACGGCCTTTGCGCCGCCTATCACGATCCCGGCGCCTGTCACCCGCATCGACGTCCTGCGCCTTGCGATGCTGCAGACGGCGCTTTCCGAGCTCATGTCGACGGGCGTCGTGCTGCATCCGTCGGACTGGGCGGCGATCGAGCTGCTCAAGGACACGACTGGCCAGTTCATCATCGGCAATCCGCAGGACAACCTGTCGCCGACGCTGTGGGGGCAGCCCGTGGTGGCAACGCAGTCGATGGCTCCGGCCAAGTTCCTGACCGGTGCCTTCCAGCTGGGCGCGCAGATCTTCGACCGCATGGATGCCATGGTCGAGATCTCGACCGAGGACGACCAGAACTTCCGCAAGAACCTGGTGACGGTGCTGGCCGAAGAACGCCTCGCGCTCGCGGTCTACCGCCCGGAGGCCTTCGTGAAGGGCGACTTTGCGGCTGCTGCCACCGCGGCAACGGCTGCGTGATGATGACAGGGCCGGCTCTTTCCGGCCCCGCTCATCCAACGAAAAGGGATAGCCCATGATCCTCAAAGCCCTTGATACCCTGCACATCAGCTCGGTCAGTTCCAACAACATCCTGGCCGGCCAGAGCTTCGAACTCGACGACCATTTTGGCCGCCAGCTGATCGAACGCGGGCTCGCGGTCGAGGTCGGCGGGAGTGAACCGGCCCCTGCGGTCACGCGCAAATCCGGCTCCACGCACCGCACCAAGGCGGGATGATGTCCGAGATCGTCACGATCGAGCCGCCCCAGGACCGTGCCGTGACTCTCGAGGAAGCACGCCAGCAGCTTCGGCTCGATGGCCGTGACGAGGACCTGTTGCTGGGCGCCAAGCTGGACGCGGCCCAGGCCGAACTCGAGCAGCAGACTGGCCTCAAGCTGTGCGAGCAGACCATCGAACTGCAGCTGGAAAGCTGGGAAGACGAAATCACCGTTCCCATCCGACCCTGCACGGTGGCCGAGATCCGCTACACTGCCGTGAGCGGGGCAACGGTGACCCTGCCGGAGACGGACTATGTCGCCCGCAAGCGACACGGCTTCACCCGCATCCGCCGGGCGTCCGGGAAATCCTGGCCGGAACTTGGTGCAGACGGCCTGATCCGGATCACCCTGTCGGCCGGATTTGGCGAGAACGACCCTGACCTGGCGATCGCCCGCGCCGCGATCCTCGTAAAAACCGCATCCCTGTTCGAAAACCGCGAAGGTGCAGCCTGTCTCGCTTTCGATACGCTGGTGGGTCAGCTCCAATGTCGCTGGATCTAGCCTCCAGGCTCGACACAAGGATCCGGATCGAGCGCAAGCTGGTCACGCACGACCCGCAATATGGCACCGAACAGGTAACCTGGACCGAGTTCGCCTGCGTCTGGGCCGAGGTGAAGGACATGCTCCCCTCCAGGGCCGAGCGCCTGGCCGACAGCATCCAGATCGGTCGCCGTCCTGCCCGGATCCGCATTCGGTATCTGGCAGGGCTTGCCGCAGATATGCGGGTCATCATCGATACGCGCGTCCATCAGATCATTTCAGGGCCAGCCATGCTCGGGCGCCGGGAGGCCATGGAGTTCATGGTCGAGGAACATTCGAGCGAAGGAGCCGCGCCATGACATTCAGGCTCAAGGGTGGCCCTGAACTGATGCGCCTGCTCGACGAACTGCCCAGGAACCTCGAGCGCAACGTGATCCGTGGCGGATTGCGTGCCGGGGCCAAGGTGATCCAGCAGCAGGCCAAGGCCAATGTTCCGGTGAAGACCGGGCAGCTGAAGCGCGCAATCGGGATCGGCACCCGGACCGATGGCGCCAAGCTCTCTTCCTACGTCAAACTGCGCGGCAAAGGCTCTTATATAGGCCCCTTCATCGAATATGGCGTTGCGCCACACCTCATCTCGGTCGCCGAAGCCGACAAGCCCGTGCGCAATACCCGTCGTGGCCCCCGCAAGGTCGGCATCGGCACGATCAACAAGATGGTGAAGCGCGGCAGCCTCAAGATCGGCGAGAACTTTGTCGGTCCCACGGTCATGCATCCCGGACATGCGGCAAAACCCTTCCTGCGCCCGGCGCTCGACCAGAAGGCCGAGGAGGCCGTCAACGCCATGGGCGCCTACATCGCCCACCGCGTGCAGATCGGGAACCTCAAGGCCCCGACCCTCGAGGTCGATGACGAATGAACGGGGTGATTGCGGTCCGTTCGCTTCTGGTGGCTGACACCGGGGTGACGGCACTCGTGCCGGTGGTGCGGATTGTCGCTGGAATGCTGCCGCAAGGCACGGACTTGCCCGCGCTCTCGCTCATGTCGGTCAGCAGTGTCGATCGCAACATCCCGGCACCGGGACCAAGGCGCCGTGTGACGGAGCGCGTGCAAGTTACGGTACTCGCCGCCAGCTACCCGGCCGCCAAGGCCATTATGCGCGCAGTCCGGGCAGCAGCGGCCGACCGCATGCCCGCAATCGACGGGCTTACGGAGGTCACCGTTCACACCGACTCCGCCGGACCAGACTTCCTCGACGAGGAGACCGGCATTCACATGCAGACGCAGGATTTCCGCGTCGCATTCAACGAGGCGCGCTGAGGCCTCACCTTCAATAAGGACCCATTGCCATGACCGTTCGGACTTCCGCCGGCACCACCTTGAAGGTGTCGGCCTCTACCCCTGCGACCTTTGATGCCACCGGCTACAACGCCCTTACCATGACGCTGGTCGGCGAGGTGTCGGACCTCGGCGAATTCGGCCGGGAATACAATCTCGTCACCTTCAACCCGGTCGGCAGCCGCGGCGTCGTCAAGAAGAAGGGCAGCTTCAACCAGGGCACGATGACCATCCAGCTCGGTCTCGACACGGACGATGCTGGCCAGATCCTGCTG